TGTCACGTTCCCTGAGATGACGCAGACAGTGCCGCTAATGAACAGGATTGTTGCAACGCCTCGAGTAGCCAAGGTAACGCTAGCTTTATCGGAATCTGTACCAGCTATGTATGCCGTCGTAATGGTGCAGGTAATCGTAATGTTGCCTGTCGTATTGTTAAAAATAGAAATTACGTCACCCTCAGCAAATGTTGCATCAGGAATCGTAATCGAGCCACCAGAGCCAAGTTGAACGTACTTACCTACATCACCAACGGCTAACGTATAAGAACCTGTCTTAGTACCAACAGCAGGGATATTTCGATAGCCAATAGTGAAGGTTTCATCAGGAACAGTAACCGTTCTATTAGCAGATAACGTCGCAGGAGTTAGCGTTGCAGCATAGGAAGACGTACCGCCAGCCCTACCAGCAATAACGATAGCATCCTGTGTTGACGCAGCCTCAGAACGAATAGCATTAGAAGCTCTAAATGTCTGAGCAGCCGTAAATGTCTGTGCAGCACTCGTTATAGCAGCAACATCAGCCGCATACGTTACAAACACATCCTTAGTACCAGCACCGAAATTAACAGCGTTATTGCTATTAGATGATTTCAGTACCGTAGTACGAGCTAACGTACCCGTTCCAACAGTACCGAGACCAACTTCCCAATCCGCACCGAGAGTAATTGTGTAATAGCAAGTATTACCACTGCCTATCGCCGATCCGAAAGTACGAAAGCCCGTTACTGCACCGTCCAGTGTTAATGTGCCTGTGCCGGTCGTGGTGGACGTTTCCCGAACTCGGTCAGCAATGACTAATGGCATAGATTACTCCAGAGTTACGGAAAGGTTGCCTGTCGAGATTGTGAACACGTCACCAGAAGCAATCGACTTAGACGCATCCAAGGCTGTGTAATACAGCAGGTTGCCGCTAGTTGACGCATCCAAAATACCAACGTGAGTCACAGTACCCCATGTGCCAGTAGCAGTCGGGAACGTAACTGACGCGCTATTCGTTGATACTCCGTTACTAGGAGAACCAAACGTTACCGCTGTACGAGCGTAGGAACCACCAGATACCTCAGTACCTGTATTGCCCTCACCCGGATCGCTTGTGTAAAGACCTACATAAACCGCAGCAGGGCTTGTGTAGCTTGTATTGCGGAGAGTAGCGTTAATTAGCGCATTCTCCAGATAATTAGACATCTCAGCCATGATTTACCTCACGTTATAAGACATAGACATAGGTTGACCACTATACTCACTTGCTTGATCGGACGTAGAGATAGAATCAATCGCCCTAGAATACAAGGAAGCCCAAGTCTGCACCCTTGCATCATTCATCAAATACGGCTCTGCCTCTGCCAAAGACGCATATAGCAACGCATCAGGCACATAAGCCAAGAATACGTTACTAGCTGTCGAATCTGATAATACAGGAGGCTTGGCGTAATACAACATCTGCGCCGTATAAGACGAATCTGGAACCGGAGCTAACTGCATCTCCGCACCGAGAATAGTGTAATCAATGGGCTTGCCGCCATCCGTTACCCTAGACTCCTGATAAAACGAGTTAGGAGCCTTGTAACGTAGCGTAGTAATCGGAGTCGTGTTGAGATGAATATCTCTCATCTCTAAGAAGTCGGTAGGCAATCCAAGTGTTGAATCGCCACCCGTTGTACTTGCTGTAGCTACCACTAACATCTGACGAATTCTTAGGTCTCTCTGCAACCTAGTCTCAGCCAGACGGATAAAGTCCGGAATAACTGAAGTCAGATCACTACGAGCCAGATAGTTAGCTATCGTTGTTTTTAACTCGCTATAGGTCGTAAATGCCATGTTATTCCTCTAGCTGCTCAAAATCTTTCCAACCGTATTCGTAAGTGCCGATGTGCCGGATATGCATCGATAGTTCATGGTCTACATACGTCTGGAAGCCCTCAGAACCAGCCTTGACGCAGAAATACACATCCTCACCACATACCCCGTTAGAACCCCATCCAGCATCGAACCAAGGTCTTCCGGTCTTTTCAAACACTTCTCTACGGATCATCACAGCACCAAACCCAACCGCTGTAACTTCCTCAATCCCTTCTTTGCCGCGAGAGTCAATGTTCGACCACTTACGAACCTCTGTATCACCTTCCATATACCTTGTGAGTATCTTGGCGGTAGGCGTTACAGGCTTCCTTCTAGTCGTTGCATTTACCCCAACAATCGGCACATTCCTACTTAACATTATGGTAATGATGTCATGCGGAAACCGCATATCGCTATCAATAAACAATAGCGCGTCACATCCTTCACCTAATGCCACTTCTGCCAACTTCTCACGCTGGTCAAATATCAGCGTTCCCGGCATTGTGTATAAACTTAAACCGCCTTTACCATCTTTGCAACGTACTGACGCATCATGCGCTGTCATCCGAGCAAAGTCAAAAGCAAAACCAGTATGCACCTCATCCCGGCATGGGACACAAACACCAACTCTCATATAGTTCCTCGATACGTTTTCCACACAGCATTATCAGGATCGTTCAGCCACCTAGCAAAACCGACCTCATCGACCACGTTAAAGCCCTTCATAATCCCTTGCTGGTTCAGTACATCTATGACCGTAAAGGGTATTCGAGCAACGTGATGCAGTTCGTTTAGGTGTCCTTGCCGAGATTTATCGTAGTCCAGTTGCTTCTTATTGGCTTCGATAATCTCTGTTACATCCTGCTTAGTCTCGATGACGATACCGCCATCACCGTCTTCAAATGCTGTTTGAGTCCGTATCGGAGTACTCATTGAATATGTGTCCAAGTGCGTCCTATTCTCACTCCCCGGACACAGTTAGGGGATACGCCAAGTTCCCTAGCCATAGCTGCATGGCTGAGTTTGCTTGCTCTAATTGTCCTTACTTGTTCTTCATTTAGCAAGGACTTGCCGTTTAATTCACCTTTAGGAGAAACTGTACGCTTCCTTCCTTTGGCAATCATGTCTTGGGTATTTTCCTTGGCAGTACCGATACTCAAATGGTTTGGATTCACACAACTTGGGTTATCACATTTGTGCATTACGTGCCACCTATGCGGTATTTCTTCTTTGTTGTGTAATTTCCAGCTTACTCTATGCGCACCCTCTGAGCCTTGAGACTTTTTACCAAGACTGAATTGCCCATAGCCATTCGGCATTTTATTGCCAATCCATTCCCAACATTCATTATCTGACTTCTTGTCAACAAACCTCCAGAATCTTACTTCTGGCGGTTCTTGAGTATATTTTGTTTGGTCAGGACTACCATACTTCATATACCTACGGTAATGCTTCTGGCAATATCCCCAACCTACCGCTTTACCTTGACACCCATCATATTTGCAATTCATAGGACACCTCCGTGATAAACACAGAGGCATCCTATCTTACTTACGAACACATGTCAAATTAGAGGCTCATATCGAGATCGGCAATTATCCCATGAGCAGCCTCGTTCTTGACTTCCAGAGTTACTTCAGCCAAGAGTTGAGTGTTCTCGCTGTCACCGGTCTTAGCCAGATCATTAGTCTGGAACGGACGCAGGTAAGCAAGTGCTGCGTACTCAGGATCAAGCACCAGAGCATCGCGGGTACGCATGAAGCGGTTAGGAACAACCGACATCGTGCCAAAGTCCGACATATAAACGTCAGCCGCACCGATAATGGTAGTCGGAGTATTGCCCGGAGCCATGTAACGCTGAGCAGCGATACCAGCAAACGACGATACCTTCTGCTTACCAGCAGCACCAACCATCAGAATCTTCGGAGAACCACCCGATACGAACACCTCGGAAACAACGGTCTTCAGCAGAGCTTCGGTGAATGTACGAGCAGTACCGTCAGTACGAGTCGATACACCAATTGTCGCTGGATCGGAACCGTCAGAAGCCTTGTCCGAGTTAGTCTTGATCCATGACAGGATCGAGCCGAGCTTACGAGCAACAGTCGATGTACCAGCCGAGCGACCTTGGTTAGCCAACAGGATGGTTTCCAGATCGCGCTTCAGTTCAGCCGATGCCTTAGCCAACTGATAAGCCTTTTCCGACTTACGACCAGCCTTGTTCACTGTGTCCAGAGTACCGGAGACCTGAACAGTCTTCTGGATGATCTGGGTGTAGTTAACAAGACGGACAGTAGGAGCCAGAGTTGCCGAT